ATTGACCTGTGGGATCGCCTATGGGACAATGCCGTGAAGTCTGGTGATCCCGGCATCTTCAACATTTCGTTGACGAACCGTTACACCAACATGTCTTACTTCCTAGAAATGAATGCCACCAATCCTTGTGGTGAGATTCCTCTAGATTCATATGCTAACTGCTGCCTAGGGCACATCAACTTGTCCAATATGGTAAATGAAGATGCATCAGATCTAGATTGGGGTCGCCTTGCAAGGACCATCAGAACTGGCATCCGTTTCCTGGACAACGTTCTAACGGTCAACCATTATCCAATTGAAGAGTGCAAGACCGCTGGTGAGAGATCACGTCGCATTGGTCTCGGAACCATGGGTCTTCACCACATGCTAATCAAGCTAGGGATCAAGTATGGATCCGAGAAGTGCATTGAATTCCTAGAGAGGCTATACGCAACTATTCGTGATGAGGCTTACCTAGCTTCCATGTATATTGCTCGCGAGAAGGGCTCATTCCCTGAGTTCAACTCAAAGAAGTATCTAGCCGAAGAGTTCGCTAAGACTCTCCCAGCTAGAATCCGAATGCTCATCAAGGAGAACGGTATCCGTAATGCTGTGATGCTTACTGCTGCTCCAACTGGAACTATTTCCATGGTGCATAGTGTCTCTACTGGTATTGAACCCATCTTTGCTCCTATGTATAATCGTCGATACCGTGAAGGTAACGCATGGAAGTCCACGATGGTTCTAGATCCAATGTTCAAGGAGGCTCTAATGAATGGTAGTGATGGAAAGCATATCGTTGGTGCTTACGATGTCACTCCTGAAGAGCATATGGCTGTGCAGGCTGCTGTTCAACGCTACGTGGACAATGCTATCAGCAAGACCATTAATCTTCCTGGTGACGCTACTTCCGATAGTATCTCTAGAATGGCTCTTAAGTTTGCTCCCTACTTGAAGGGTATGACGGTGTATCGGGCTGGTAGCAAGGGTATGGAGCCTCTAGAAGCTCTTCCACTCACAGAGGAGAACATTCAGAAGGCTAAGGCCCTTATTGCTGCGGAGCAGGCTGAAGCTGAGATGGCTCCTATTTCTTGCACTGTTGGCGGGGAGTGTGGTGCCTGATGATTATAGATTACTATTGTAAAAAGTGCGATAAGGTTTATACACGCTCATTTTACATTGAAGATAAAATCTACATGGAAGACGTTATTGTAAAGTTCCTATCTCAGGAGGAGATTGATTCTCTTCCTGAGTGGGATGACCCACGATTATACGAAGAATATAAGACTGTAGAACATGGTGATCTTCCTCCTGAAAGATTGGAATGCGCCCAGTGTAAGAAAATGATGATTAGACATATGGAGGATTTACCATCTCTCAAGGAAGGTAGAAACTCGATGTCTGCTTTGAAAGAGAGACGTAGATTTGCCGAGTATGGCATGGATAAAAAACAGGCTGAGAAATTTTACAAAGAATCAATAGAAGCTTCAAAAGAGAGAATGAAGGGTGGTGAGGAGCACTACAAGAGGGTTGTTCCCAACTACGAAGTTTTAGCGAAGCAAGGGATAGTTAAGAGAAACTCCGACAAGAAGAAAGCAGCAAAGGAAAAGTTTTTAAAGGATGCTAACATTAAGTTGACAAAGGACGGTACAGTTGGTAAGCTTTCCAGAAAAAAGCAATAAATCAGCATACCAAACCTATTATATAATATGCCTTACCACATTTCCGACAACACCAAGAAGGGGTGTCTATACCTTCTAAAGCACGATCTTGAGTTCTTCTCCGAGATCGTGCCTCTACTAAAAGAGCAGTTCTTCGATTTCCCAGCCTATAAGAATATCTTCTTGGGGATCAGGGGATATTATGAAGAGTATCGTAAGATTCCTTCAGACAGTGCTCTAGCTAACTACATTGTTAATAATGTCTCAGGGGCTATGGATGAAGGTATTGATTACGAGAATACTATTTCTGAGATTAATTCCTTTGATAAGTCTTGCTTGGATGATAGGGAGTTTATCCTAGATACTGTAGAAGAGTTCGCCCGACAGAAGGCAATGGAATCTGCTATTAGGAAGGCAGTTAGCATTCTTAATAATGAAGGTGACATTGGTGAAGTCGAGGAACTTGTGAAGTCAGCGTTGCTTGTTAACCGCAATGTAGATGTTGGACAGGATTACTTCGATGATGTGTCCAACAGAATCCTCAGATCTTATGAGAATAAAGGTGAGAACAGGATTCCTACTATTTTCCAAACTCACAACCACCACCTAGAGGGAGGTCTTTGCCCTAAGGAAATTGCAATTGTTGTAGCCCCTCCTGGAGTAGGGAAGTCCCTCTACCTTGTTAACCAAGGTGCCCATTGCATCTTGCAAGGGAGGAATGTGTTGTATCTTTCCTTGGAAATGAGCCAAGACAAGATTGCTGGTAGGTTCGACTCCGTCCTTACTCAGATTCAGAATGACAAGCTGAAGAAGCCATTGGGACAAGTTCGTCTAAAGGAAAGGCTAAATGAGATCAAGGAAAAGACCAAGGGCAGGCTCATCATCAAGGAGTTCCCAACAGGGGCCTCTAACGTAAATCAACTTAGAGCACTACTAGTCCAGCTAAGACTGCATAAGAACTTTGTTCCTGATGTAATTATTGTTGATTATCTTGAACTACTAAGGCCAAATAGAATTATTGATTCCGAATACCAAGCTCAACAGAGAATCGCAGAAGAGCTTAGAGGTCTTGCTGTAGAACAGAATATCTTGTTGTGGACTGCATCTCAGACTAACAGACAAGCTAGGCGTGTACATACAATTACTGATGCTGAGTTGGGGGACTCCTATGGTAAAATTCGACCAGCAGATTGGGTTATTTCTTTAAATCAGACTCAAGAAGAGTATGATGAAGGGACGATGCGTATCTACGTCATGAAGGCTAGAGACTCTAGACAACATTACAACGTAAACGCAACAGTGGACTACACAACTCTTCAAATTAGAGAGGCAGGACATGAAGAACAATCATCAGAATAGTTTCCCATTCATAGCCAACAAGAAGCACATCTACAACAAACTTATTGATAAGTCGATAAGTGGAGTAGATTTAGGATGGGGCTTTATGGAGTTTGAACTTCATTCAGGTCTATTTCATGGGGATACTAAGGTGGACGGACTCACAGAATTTGATTCCAAGAAGATAAAATTAGAGATGAGTCTTTCTGATTTAGATGCTCGTGAGACTATTATTCATGAACTCTACCACTGTATGCTTGAGGGTCTAGGGTTAGATGAGAGAAACTTTGATGGGACAAGAATGTTCTTGACCAACGAGCAGCTTGTGGTAGGATTATCAAAACAATCAGCAATCATTAATAAGCTAAACCCAGGACTTTTTTCCTTACTATACAATGTCTAGCATCGTAAAACTTGACCCAGAAAACATCACTCACACTCTTTACAATTCAATCTGCCAATCCATTATGCAGATTCGTAACGTTGAGGACGAGCTTTCTGAAATTACAGTTGTATACTCATACTATTATGGTATCATGACCAGAGCAAAGCTACTCCTCGATGATGCCAACGATGCTCTCGAACAGCACAAGGCTTCAACTCGAAATGAGAAGCGTAAGGATGGTAAACTTACAGCAGTTGCAGGTGAGGACCTCGTGAACTCCCTTCCAGAAACTTCTGAACTTACCTCTCTTGTTAGAACTCGTCAGGAGGCTTACGGATACGCAAAGGGTATCTGTAACTCCATTGAAATGAAGAAAGATATGCTTGTCCAGCTTTCAGCTAACAGTAGGCAGGAATCCAAGCTTTACCAATAACTTGTTAGCACTCAGCAAACCATCAGCCTAAAGGAAAAAACAATGGCAAAAACATTAGCAGAACTACGTGAGATGCATAAGCAAGCTATGCAAGAGGATAAGGAACAGCCCAACGGTAATGGAACATCCACTTGGGCCTCCTTCAAGGACGGAGATAATATTGTCCGATTCCTTCCTGGGAAGGAGAATCCTTTTGAGTTCTTTGTGGAAGGATCAGTCCACAAGTATCAAGACAGTGACGGTATGTGGCGTAACTACAAGTGCCGCAAGTCTCAGGGAGAAAAGTGCCCAATGTGCGACTTATACTTCGACCTTTGGAAGCGTCATAAGGAACTTAACCTTGGAAAGGATTCTGAGGGTAAGAATGTAAGGTCCAAGTACGGAGATCTTGCTACCAAGATCAAGGCAAAGCCACGATTCTATGCGATTGGAGTTGTGCGAGCCCTTGAGGAGGCTGGTGAGGATCCCGTCAAGTATATCGCAATGAGTAAGCAGCTATTCGATCGCGTTATGCAATCCATGTTTGATGAGGACTTCCAAGACGAGGACGATCCTGAGAACACCACAATCATCTCAATCGAACGCGGAAATGATTTCAATGTCAGAATCACTAAGCAAGGTCAGTGGAATAGCTTTATCGAGTCTGGTCCAAAGTACAAGAAGACTCGTGCAGGAACACCCGCTCAGGTAGCTGAGTGGATGGAGAATGAGTTGAACCTTCAATCTCTTGTTGAGATTGATAGCTATGAGAAGGGCAAGGAAGTTGTTATGGGCCTTGAAGCTTCTCTAAATCCAGTAAAGACAGAGAGTATTCTGTCTCAAGATCAGGAGGATCTACAAGTATGATTAAGAAACCATTTATCTTGGGCTCAATGGCCCTAGTCCTAGCCCTATCTTTTGCATCATGCAGTGTGCTTGATAGTATGTTTGATGATAAGGTTGTAACTACGTCGGACAACCTTACCGCAGAGGGCGCAGCAGTGGCTGTACCAGCAGATCTGGGACTTATTAAGCTCCCAGCAGATGTCCGTGAGCGTATTGAGAAGAGTGGACAAACTATTGTTATTGTTGACAAGGAGGGAGTTATCGACCCAGCTAGGGCTGTCGATATGACTGAGCCGGGGGAAGGATGGCTAGATGCAGTCACAGGCATTGGCCTAGGAGTAGCCAATGCAGTATTCCCAGGAGTAGCTGCCCTTGAAGCTTTGGGGTTATTGTTCTCACGAAGAAAGCGGAAGCATTATGGAGCGGCTGTAGCTGCTGTAGCTCCGACTGACGGCAGTGTAGACTTCAAGGAAGCAGTATTGTCTGTAGGTAGAGCAATCGGATTTGCTCATAGCTCGGAAGCTTCAAAGGAAGCCTATGAAGAAGAGCTTATGTAAGGGGAAGGCAAACTAGCAATAGTTATGGGACAAAGGTTTTAAACCTTTGTCCCTTTTTTATATCCATAGGGCTATTATTAAAGATGGAATTAAACAGAAAGCTTCGTATTCTAGTAGTATTCGCCAATCATGGTGGTTGTAGTTATTACAGACAACTATCCCCTATGAAGATACTTCAAGAGGAGCTTCCAGATAAGGTTGAAGTTAGATTTACGGATAACCCGTTAGAGGCCGACCCCAAGAACCCTCACTTACCCCCTAATGAGAGTCTTAAGGATATGAACTGGGCAGATATTGTCTTTGTTGCAAATATCTTGAAGTTCGGAGGACCTTACACTGCTAGGGTTATAGGTGTAGCCAAGAGTTTGGGTAAGTTCGTGCATTTCGATACAGATGACCTTCTCACTGGGCTTTATGAGGAGCATCACTTGTATAATGTTTACAAAGAAAATAAACTTGATGAGATTACCAAGTATTGCTATTTCAATGCAGATTTAGTTACTGTAACTCAAATAAAGTTTGCAAATAGGATTCGTCCTTTCGTGGGTAAGTGCCTAGCAATAATTAAAAACTCTATTGACTATACACTCCCTGCCTGGAATCATCCTAAAGTAAATACTAAGTTTACAAGAATTGGATATGCTGCTGGCATTCACCATAGATGCGATGTTAAAGTATTCAAAGCAATTCCTCACCTTGTGAATCAGAAGGTAGGTAGGGAACATGTTAGATGGGATTTCTATGGGCATCCGCCACCTGATCCTAATAAGCCCAAGGATAGCTGGGAGTTGAAGGTATGGCCTGAGTATATGTCTCAGCTTCTTAGTGCATTCAAGGGCCAGAAGAATTATACAATTCAGTATGCCTTACCTCCAGATGCTTATGGTCAATACTACTCTAACATGGATGTAGCTATTGCTCCTCTAGCAATGAATGACTTTAACGACTCTAAGTCAGATATTAAGGTAGCTGAGTGCTCAAGGTATAAAATACCTTTAGTGGCTAGTAATGTAGGATGCTATGATGATACTATCATTAATGGTGAGACTGGTTACCTGATCGACCCAGGTGCTCCAAAGTCGGAATGGATACGAATAATTACTAAGCTTTGTAAGGACAAGAAGCATCGCATAGAGCTTGGTCAAAACCTTCATGATAGAACCAAAGATCTCTTTGATGGTCGTAAGGTAGCACCTCAAAGATATGATTTGTATTTACGTGCAATGCAGGATTTAGGACATAAACTTTCAGATGATTAAAGTTATTAGTGGGCACGGTGGTCCTGGTGGATCTACTGTAGCGTTTAACAATTTAGTAAATCTTTTTAATAAGAATGGAATGGAGGCTTGTTTATACACTCATACAAAATGGGAGGGTATAAACTGTGAGTGGAAAAATGTTTCTGAATGTAGACTAGATGAAGATGATGTATGCATTTACCATTACAGTAATATCACTGAGAGACCAAAAGTTAAAAAGTTAATTTTATCTTGTCATGAGACTACAATCTTTCCTTTGAAAGAACACTCCTCTATGGTTTGGGATTCTCTTCACTATGTTTCTGAATCCCAAAAGGAATGGCAGGGGGTAGATGGAGTTGTTATCCCTAATATAGTCACTAAGTATAATAAAAAAGATAAGGATAGGAAAGTAGCTGGAGTAATAGGAAGCATTGATCGTAATAAAAGATCTCATCTCTCAATTGAAAGAGCTTTAAAGGATGGGCATGATGATATACGCTTGTATGGAGCCATCACAGACGGACAATACTTTCAGAAGGAGATTTTACCCTTATTAGATAACAAAGTCTCTTACAGGGGCATATCCAGCGATATGCAAGAGGTCTATGATGTGGTTACTGATGTGTATCATTCCCCAGTCTTAGAGACATTCAATTTAGTTAAGCCGGAGTGTATGTATGCTGGTGTAGAGTATCACGGGCATGAAGGGAATGATACTAAGGCAGAGTATTGGGACGACGATAAGGTATACGAAGCATGGAAGAACTTAATTTCCACATAATAACACCGACAGCTAAAGATAATCCGTGGCTGGATGAGTGTATTCACTCAGTAAAGATGCAAACTGTGGAGGCAACTCACCATGTTATAATTGATGATGCTGGTAAGGGAGCGTGTAGAAATCATTTTGAAGCACTTCAACGTATAGAGCCAGTTTCTTCAAATATTATTATCCATTTAGATGGCGATGACAGGTTGATTACCCATAAAGTATTGGAAATCATTAGAGATGCTTATCGTGATAAGAATGTATGGGCTACCTATGGAAATTATGTCTCTAGGGAAAAGTCTGTTTGCAGGCCAATAGACCATAGAACCTTTAGAGAATCAATTATTCAAGGGGGTTGGCCTTGGAGTCACCTTAGGACATTTAGAGCGCATCTCTCGCCTTATTTAAGGGAAGAGGATATGAAAGATGATAAGGGCGTCTGGTATAGTTCTGCCCCCGACGTTGCCGTGTTTCTACCAATACTAGAGATGTCTGGAGTTGAAAGAGTTAAGTTTATTGATGAAGACTTAGTTTATTACAGAATTCATAAAAATAATGAACACTCAGACAGAATTAAACTAAACGATCAAATAAGATGTGCC